CGCAGTTCCTTGACCTCGTCTTCCAGCTTGCCGATGTCCGCGCCGCGGGCGACCTGCTGGCGCTGCTGCTCGATCTCGGCCAGACGGCGCTCGGCTGCGTCGGCGCGCTCGCGCTCCTTGCGGACCTGCTCATCGAAGCGGCTCTTCGGGATCGTGGTCTCACGGTCCTTCTTGGCGAACTTGCCGGTGGCGTCCCGGGGCTGATCGCCCTCGGCTCCGTCCTTGTTTTCCTCGCCGGTGGCAACCTTGAGATCGTCCTCCGAGGCTCCGGCGTTTGCGGCGGACTGGTCGTCGGCGGTCTGGCCGCCGGCGTCGAAGTTGTCACCCCGGTCCACCGCGCCGCCGCCGCCGGTGTCACCGTCGTCGAGGGGCTTCATCAGGTTCAGACCGAACAACTTGCGATAGAGGTTCATTCACTTTCTCCTTTGTCTGCGCTCTGCGCGTTGAATTCAGCGGCTTCCGACTCGTACTGAGCGTTGTCCGCCTGCTGCTGCGAAATCTGCTTCTGGTGCTCGTGCATATCGGCCTTGAGGGCCATGTCCTGCTGCTTCGACTGGGCCTCCAGCTCGTGCTTGCGCTCTTCGAGGGAGACCTCGTGCTGGAACTTCCGCTCGTCGCGGTCGATCTCGGCGTCCGTCTTGCGGTTTTCCAGCTCGATCTCGGCCTCGGCGGTGTTCCCCGGGGCGCTGGCAGCCTCGATCTGGATGCGGGCGTCCTCCTGCTCGATCTGGGCCAGGGCCTGCTTCGTCTTTGCCGCCTTGAGCTGGGCGTCGGCCTGCTTCTGGGTAGCCTCGGCCTCGAGTTTCATGACCTCGGCCTCCTGGGCGCGCTGCTGCAGCTTCGCCTGGGCCTGAGCCTCCGGCGAGTTCTGGTCGCCCTGCATGCGCTTGACGATCTCGCTCTTGCGCTGCAGGCGGCTGTTCTCGATGAGGACGTCGTCCGGAATCGCCACGCCCTTTTCCTTCATGGCCATGGCCTGTTCGAACTGGCTGTCTTCCAACGTGGCGCGGAACGGCGTGCTGGTGATGACGATGCTGTACTCGCCCAGCGTCAGGTCGTTGACGATCTCGCCGGTGGCCTCGTCGACGGAGTTCACCTCGATCACCTCGCTCTCCATGAGCAGGTCGTCGTGGGTGATGTTCATGATGCGCGGCTCGGTGTAGAACTCCTGGACGATGTCCAGGGCGTTCCGGGCGATCAGGTAGTCCGTGCGTTCGAGGTTGTCCATGACCTTGGTCATGTTGATGCTGCCCCGGCTCTGCTTGGCCTGGATCGCCTTCGCGGCCACGTCCTCGCGGTCGAAGCCCTGCATCGAATCCGAGATGTTCGAGATGCTCTTGATGTGCTCCTCGGCCTTGTACGACAGCCGATCCAGCCCCTGCGGGGTGTTGTTCGGCTGAATCTTCTCGGCGCTGGCCACGTCGTCCAGTTCAAGGACGAGGCCGGTGGTCGCGCCCTTCATCTCCAGCTCTTCGACCGACATGTTCTGCAGCGCGCCGGCCTTGACCTTCCAGCCGCTGTTCGCCGTCGTGTTGATGACGTGCAGCTCCTGGCTGGAGACCTTGTTCAGCAGCTCCTGCGGGCCAAGCAGGTTCTCGACCAGCCCAATGGTGCGGCCATAGCGGAAGTACGGGAAGTAGGGGATGACCGTGAAGTGCTTGTACGGTGACCAGTCATCGTGGAGAACCACGTTGTCCGCTGTAACCGTCCAGCGAATGCGCTTGACCAGCTTCTTGGTCGTCGAGACCCGGCCACCGGCCTTTTCGAGGACAGCGGCGATGCGGTTGCGGTCCCAGCTCTGCGGGACGGGGCGCATGTCGCCGGTCTTGATGTCGACGAAGTGCAGCTGCTTGTCCAGCTTTCGGTACTGGCGGTCGAGTAGACGGACGTTCCGGCGCAGGCCGTTGGGTTCGTGGACACCGTAGTAGCCAGCCAGCGGGAGTACACCGCCGAAGCGGTCGCGCACGCGCTCGATGGAATCGTAGCCGTAGGGGAATGAGGAGCCATCTTTGATCTTCAGATACTCAGCGTCGTCTTCGGAGTACAGGATCGCCACGTCCTGCGGGGTCACCCACTTCGAGGTGAAAACGTCGTTCCATTTGTCCGGGTCGTACTCCTCGGCGTCCGGGTCGATCACCACGTTCTTGCTGTTCAGGTTCTCGATGACCAGCTCGCCGATCATGCTGTCCGTGAAGTCCAGGCGCATGTCGATGAAGCCCCGGGAGCGGATCACGCCGTCGGCGAACAGCTCGGAGCGCACCCATGGCAGCTGGTTGTTCTGACTGATCTGCTTGAATACCTTGGTCAGCACCTCGGCGGTGGCCGGCGTAGCGCCGCTGGCTGGGCGGAAGATCGTCTCACTGCGGTTGTAAATCTGCTCCCCGAACAGGGTGCCGAGGGTGGAGATGATCTTGTTGATGGTGATTGCTGGCCGGCGCTGCAGGGCCAGGGCATTCAGGTCCGACTGCAGCCACTGATCCCCCGCGAAGAAACGATCACATTTATCCGCTTTATTAATAAACTCCAAATGCCCCCGGTCTCGGCAATACTGAAACCGCGTCCATTGTTCGCTGGCGAGGGAGTCATTTACAGGCATAGGTGGTCCTTACTTCAGGAAGCGCAGCTTGTACTGCGTGGAGGCGATGAGTGACCGAATCTCGTCGAGCAGGTTGTGCAGGTGGGTGTCGTCCTTGTGCAGCTCCTTCGCGCACTCGTCGACGCACTCGCGCAGATCGTCCAGCAACTCCAGCGCGTCGCCCCGGGGCGTGTACTCCCCGGCGATGTCCTTGATCAGCCCGTACTCGCCCTGGTAGGCCTCGGCAAACGCGTCGATCAGCGGGATGATCCCGTCGTAGAACTCGTTGAGCGCCTTGTGCGCCGCGTAGGAGCGGGTCTGCAGATGCAGGACGTGCGCGTTGGTGCGGGCGTGGAAGCAGGAAATAATCAGGGTGCCAATCATGTGGAGTCTCGGCCAAGACATCAGATGGCGTCAGAGTATATCAGAGAGTTACGCCGCCATGTGAGAGTCACCGCCGCGCCCGTTCGCAATCCCGTTCAACTTGTCCCGCCAGCTCTTCGGCGGCTTGGGCGGTGGCGGCTTCTTCGGTAGGTGGTTCAGGGTCAGGCGCGTACACCAGCTGGCCGCGTCCACTTGGTCATCGTGCTTGCCGCCCGGGAACACCATCAGCTCGCGCACGAACGGCTCCGTCCAGCGCATGTTGTTCCGGATGAACACCTTCCGGAGCTGCATCCGGCCCTTCAGCGGGCTGGCCCGGACGATCTTGTCGGTCAGCGGCTGCAGCACCTCGTAGGCCTGATACACCCGGCGCTCGACCATACGGGTCTCGAACTGGCTCTTCAGGGTCTTCCAAATCTGCCCGTCCTCGACGCCCAGGAAGTCCGGCTTCCAGGTCTCGATCTGGTCGATCATGTGCTCGACGATCGCGTTGCCGTCGTCGCTGCGGAACCGGAACACGTCGATCACGTAGAGGCTGTTGTGCTCGTCCTGGTCCATCGTCACGCACACCGTGTAGTCGCTCTTCTGCTCCTCGGTGATCGCGAAGTCCCAGGCCTGGAACCGGGAGCACTGGTGGCGCTGGGGCGGGTGGTCGAAGTACTGGATCATCTCCTTCGAGAAATGCACACCGTCGTCGGGCGTCGGGTTCTGCTGGTAGAGAGCGTTCCATACCCGCTTCTGACCGCTGGACACGAGGTTGCGCTTGATCCGCAGCATCGCCTCGGTGGTGTAGCGCGCCGGGTGGATCGCCGTGCCCATCGGGCGGGTCATGGTCGCGCCCTCCGGGATCGGGTCGTTCGGGCCGATCTGAACGATCGGCTCACCCGGCTCCTTCCAGAGGATGTACTCGTCGCCCTCGTCGTTGATCGCCGGGTAGCGGATCACCTCGAAGACGTCGCCGTCGCCGGAGGCCATGACCTGCTGAATCCGGCCTGCCCAGTCATCTTCGTTCCACCACGTCATGATCCCGAGCACGCCGCCGCCTGGGGCCAGCCGGGTGTAGGCCGTCGAGCCGTACCATTCCCAGGTGTTCTCCTTGATGGTGACGGAGTCCGCGGCCTCGATGTCCTTTACAAGGTCGTCCAGCAGTAGGATATGAGCGCCGCGACCGGTAATACCAGTTCCGACGCCAGCAGCCAGATAGCCACCGCCCGAAAGGGTATTCCAGTTCTCGACACTCTGGCTCGCAGGGTCCAGCCGCATGTCTGGGAAGAGGACTTGATACGCCGGGTCACGGATGAGATCACGGATATACCTCGAAAATGAGAGGGTCAGGGAAGATGTGTGGCTGGCGGCGATGATTTCCCAGTCCGGGTGCTTACCCAGAATCCACCCGGGCAAGTGCCGGCTGCCCAGCTCGGACTTCCCCGACCGGGGCGGCATCATCAGCAGCAGGCGGGGACTCTCGCCGCGCTCGACCTGCTCGACGAAGCGCTCCAGGCGGCGGCAGATGTCCTCGTGGACCCAGCCGGCCATGTACTTGGGCCGGAAACGCTGCACGAACGGCAGGAAACGCCGGCGGCACAGCTCGCGCATGGCCAGCTCGCGCTGCGGCGAGGCGCTGGCGAACTCCTTGTCGAACTGCGGAGGGGTGTAGGGGATGACCTCCGGCGGCGCCAGGGTGTCCTTGACCTGCGGGGCGGCTGGCTCCGGCGTTTTCCGGGGCCGGACGATCACTTCCGCGTACTTCGGCGGTGCCTCCGGCGGCGTGCGGCCCTCCTCCACGCAGAACGGGCACATCCCGTCGTCGTTCAGGGTGCTGGCGAGGCGCTCGATGTCGCAGGTGCTGCAGGTGGCGTAATCACTCACAGCGGGCGATCTCTTTCTTCAGTTCCTCGCGACTGATGCCGTGCGCAGCAGCCACGCGGTACGCTTTGTCCAGAGCTTCGCGGGCATTTCGCGCAATGAGGCCCTGCTCGCTCGGGGTAGCCGGGTAGATCAAGCCGTCGATTACCGGCCCTGTGCAAACGGTGCGGTCGTAGGCTTCCGTCGTGTGGACGTAGTTCTCAGCCAGCTCGCGGCGGAGCAGGTCTTTTTCCGTCGGCGCCCACTCTTGTGAAAAGTCGTTCATTCGCTCCCTCCTTCGCTCGGCAGTACTTCGTAGTCTCCCTCGATGGTGGCAAGCAGCTCGGCGTCCGTCATCGCCGTGAATTTGCTCTGCAGGCGCTTCTGGTTGTCCGTGACCTCGATCTTCTTCACTTCCGGTGCGTAGTGGCCCAGGATTTTGCCCACTTCCGTCCAGCCCTTGATCATGGTGGCCGGGTCAGCCGCCAGACGGGCCATGTTGATGCCCTCCATGATCCCGTCGATGACGTCCGCACGGCTGATCTGGGCTGCGCTGGACAGTTCGTCGCGTGCCTCGGCCAGCGCACGCTGAATATTCTTCTGCTTCTCGGCGACGGACGGCGACGGGCGGCCATCGACGAGGTAGCCGGCAGTTTTCGCGGCCTCGTAGCGGTCGTTACCCTTGAGAACGGCGTCGACGAAGACGCCCTGGCGCTCGGTCAGCACGATCGATTGTGGCCGCTCGGCGGTGATGGGCTTTTCCTTCGGGATTTTGGGCCGTGGCACTCTGACGCTCTCTGAGAAATTTTTCAAAATATATCAGAGGGGTGGGGTAGGTGCAAAAGGGCGGGGTACTTCGGATTTTTGTTATCCGGTCGGAATATTAGTTTTTCCTGATGCAGTTCCTGGCGAAATTTTATAAAAATATGACGATTGAGAAACGGTGTTTCGTGAAAAGTCGGTGGATTTAGGAGGTTGGTTCCCTATCCCCCTTCGCCCTTCGAAGGGGGTGACTTCGGATTCGGTTTCTGGTTTCCGAATAAGGAGTCTCTTTCTACCTCGACTACACAAGGAGTTAATCATGTCGAACTACGCACAACTCATGGCCCTCATCAACAACAACGCTCAGCCGGCTGAGCAACAAGATGAAGGCAAGTCCCTCCTCACCAAGACCCTCGAGGTTGCGGATCAGATCACCAGCGAGGCATACGGTCGTACCGTCCAGGCCATCGGTGACACCTATGAAGCAGCGAAGCTGAATGTCCAGGCTACACCGCAGCTGTTTAACGTAGGTCGTGAGCGTGCGCGTGAGCGCACTGCTGCCGTGCTGGTCAAGCTGCTCTCTAAGTAAGGAGATCACCATGTCTTCACGTTCGCAACTGCGTCGTGAGCGCAACGGCCTCTGGCTAGTTGCGCTCACCTTTGCCCTCATCCTCACCGGTGCTGTGTTCGGTTTGTTGTCGCAGGCCACAGTGAATACCGGTGCTGCGTTGGGCTACGCCCTGCTGGCTGGGCCGGCTTTCGTCGCAGCGTTGATCCTGTTGATGGCGACTTCCCGTCCCTGCCCTACTTCGATCCGGATGGACTGGATCTCAACTTCTAGGAGAAAAAACATGATTAAACGTATTTGGGCAAAACTGACTGGCGGGCGGCTTGTCTGGCTAAAGGACTTTGATGGTGAACGCACCTTGGCCATCTCACGAGTCGATGCGTGGGGCACTCGATATGCCAAGCGTTACTGGCCATTTAACGTTTTGATTGTGGTCCTGAAAGATGACGGGACCGTGTCCAATTCCTACGTCAAGCTCTGGACCTTTCACAATAACGTTTTGATTGTGGACCTGAAAGATGACGGGACCGTGTCCAATTCCTACGTCAAGCTCTGGACCTTTCACAAGTAGGAAACCTTCGTTGCACATCCGCAATGGTGTGCAACTGAGGCAATCCTGCCTTCTTTTGGAGAAATGAAATGGCGATGACTGAGTACATCGACTACGACTACATCGTCGAAGAAATCTTCGACATCGTGCTCACCTAGTACAACAGAGCCGTTTCACATCGAGACGGCTCGATTGTGCTGCAGGTGTATGACGGAAG